CGACTCCGGCGATGTCGCCGCGAAAGATAGCTGCTGAATTAGTATACATGGTAAGATTTTTTTAGGGTTAGACGTTCTTTGGAAGCATCTCGATGATCGCACCAGCGTCGGACGCGGTGGTCAGCGATTTGCCAACGGTGATGGTGCCGGTGATGGCGACTTGGCCGGACGCGACACTGAAGACCGTGTCACCGACGGTGACGGGTCCGGCGAGCAGAGTGGCCTTGACGGTGGTGCCGCCGAGGAACTGCACGCTGATTTGATCGCCAGATGCAGCGTCGATTAGAGCGACGCCGTCAGGGAGAGAAGCGGTGGCGGAAAGACCGACGCCGCGATTGCTGGAAATGGACACGAGACGAAACGCGGTGATTGCCGAGTTTGCGACAAACGTGCCGCTGTTTTGGAATGAAGTTGCCATGATAGTTGGGTATTAAAGTTTAACGATTTCGCCGCCTTGAACGCGCGCCCGATAGGCGGCGTAAAGCTCAGCATGGTTTTTGATCGCGAAGGTGATGGCCTCGGATTTGTTGCCCTTTAGCTCGGTGGCTTTGGCTGCAACGACGTCCTCGAACTTCTGGACCTGCACGACTGGTTTGACTGCTTCGGCCGAGGCAATCGGAGCGGCTGGCGCACCGAACGACTTGGCAAATTCTTTGACTGCGGCGAGCGCGGCGGTGTTCGCGGCGAGCTGCACGACTTCGTTCTGCGCGCTCATGGCGGCAGGCTTGTCTTCTTTCGGAGCGAGAGCTGCTTCGAGCTTCGCGACTTTTTCGTTCATGCTCATCATGGCTGATTGAATCATGCCCTCGATGGCTTTTTTCATTTTGTCGTCCATAGGAATTTCGATTTTGATTTCTGCTTCGGGTTGCTCGGATTCGTCGCTCTGAAGTTGTTTCAGTTTGCGCGCGAAGAGACCTGCGTTTGCGGCTGGCTCTGAAACGAGATCAACCGAGTAGATTTCCGAGCACCGTTGCAAAGTCGTGAGCTTGTCGGACGATTTCTCCGACGGACCCGAGAACGCAATCGAGAGCCCGAACGTGTCAGGAATCCGCTCGGCGATCTCCAAGATGTAGGCGCGATGCACCGAGGATTCGAGCAGATGCAAATCCCCGAGGAGCTTTTCGCCCTCGATGCGCAGCGTGTCGATGTAGCCGACGATATCGCCCGCGCCGCCGCTGTGATCGAGCTTCACCTTGAGCCCGCCCGAGTATTGCTCGGCGGCTTTCTTGACCTGCTCCAGCGTCTTGTCGTCGATCATCACGCCGTGGCCCAACGCTGGGCCTTTGGTGATGAGCGAGACGCCGCGAATGATTCCGGTCTGCGCGTCGATGACGCCGGCGGAGGCTGCGAATGTGATGACGGGTTCCATCGCCTATGCGATGCCCGTCAAAATCAATCCTCCTTCTTTGCCTCGCGCCGCCAGCGCCAGAGAAGAAAAGCGATGCCAAGGAGCGTGCCGACAAGCGCGGCGACCTCATTGACCTGCGATAGGCTCACCATTGCAGCGGCAGGCGTTGCGGCGGTAAGCACGGCTCGGATGTTGTCAGAGTTCATTTCTTGAATTGTCCGATTCGCTCGGTAATGACGGCGATGCTCGTGCGGTTCTCCAAAATCATGTCGCGGTTGTGCTGAATCTCTTTCTCAAGGTCTTGCCTCAGTTTCTCGCGAGCTAGCTCCGCTCCGGTGTTCGTCGCCTGTTTGTTGTCCGAAGTCACCACGAGAGACACTTGCTGCCGTAGCACGGTGACTTCATGCGAAATCGAAGCGAGCGACGACATCAGATAAACAACGCACGAAAACAGAATCGGCAGCACGGCAAATGCAGCCTTCTCGATGAGCGCGTGCTTTGAGGCTTCGTCGCTCATTTCTTTGCCCTCATTTCCATGATCTTCTCAAGCGTGCGGCCCCCGAAATAAAAGCTCATGATAAGCATCCCCCACTGCCCGAGCAGAGAGACATACGCCTCGTTAGCGTTGTAGCCAAACGCCGACATCCCCGCGAAGAGGAAGTAGCCCGCGAGGATTGCCGCGAGCGTCATCGGGCGGATGTTCTTTGACCACCACGAATCCGACGCCATGTCCGCCTTGAGCCGGTCGGTCAGGTTGCTCTGCTCGGTCTTGTAGGCTTCCAAGTCCGCGTTCATCTTCGCCAGCTCGCCACTCTGCGCGAGCTGCGCCAACTCCAACTGCGCCTTGGCCTTTGCCTCGGGGTCGGGGATGAGTTTGTCGATCAGCTTCGTGCCGATGCCTAGGATTTCAGCGAGAGGGAACATGGTTACTTTTTGTTAAAAAGGTCGAACAGCGATTTCATCTTTTCCTCAAGGACTGCGACCCTTAAATCCAATTTTGAGAGCACGATAACTAGGGTTATCATGGCGAGGAATATAGGCCACCCTTTGACCAGAATTTCGAGTGCGTCCATACATCAGGGCCAGATGTAAGTTCGCGCCTTCACGACGTCGGCTTGTCAGCGGCAGCGGCCTTGAGGGTTTCGATCTCCGCCAGCGCAGCCGCGAGGGAGTCAACGAGCAGATTGAGCGACTGCTGCTGGAGCTGCGTCACGATGGCGTTTTTGTGTTCGTCTTTGGTCATGGGAATTATTCCTCGGATACAAGTTCGAAGCCAGCGTTCACGGCGAGCACGGCGGCAAACGCAGCGTCGTCAGTCCACGCGGCGCATTGTTCTGCCGTCGCGGGCACGAGGCCAACGGGCATGATTTCCACGCCCTCGGCGTCGAGGAGATGGCAGTCGGCCACGGCGGTGGGGTCTGTGTAGTTCACGTAGCGAACTTCGAACAAAGTTCCGACTTTCGGCTGGGCGGGAGAGCCCATAGTGTAAGGAGCGATTGGGATGGTCATGGGTGTAGTGAGTTAGTGATTACGAAAGAGGTCCGACGGTTGCTCCGTTGATGCGGATGTAAAGGCCCGCAGTCGTTGTCCACATATCGCCGTTTGTCGGAGATGTTGGGGCGGTGCCGTGCGGGATTCGCAGCGGCGCAAGACTTGCGGTTGCGGCTGGAGCGATGACGGTGCCCGCGAAGGTGGCGGCTTGCGTGGTCCCATCGAGCGTCAGCGCAAGCGTGTTGTTCGTCCCGAAATAGATCGGTGCGGCGCGGCCTATCGTAGTAATAACGAGTTTATCGGGGTAGTTCGCCCCCAGTGTAGCGGTGGAGATAAGGGCACCCGCAGCGTTGGCAATGCCCAGAGTCGTGCCTGCCGAACTATCGCCAAATTGGCCAATCACGATAGCGCGATTGACGGTGCTTTGCGCCGTAAATTGCGCAGTGCTTGAGGCGGAGGTGTTCGTTAATCGAATCTCTGGTGTAGCTTTTGAGACGGTCACATCGCCCCCGAAATAGCTCGCGTTACCGTTGTTGCCAGCCGACAGCCCACCCGTGACCACTAGCGCGCCTGCGCTTGCGGAGCCTGCGGTGGAGGAGGAGAGCGACACGTCTCCGGTAGACGCGGCAATACTCAGCCGCACCGTAGAGCCAGCAGCGATGCTTAGGCCGCTATCGAAAGCACTAATATTACCCTTGAGCGTAGCTGCTCCATTTGCGCGAAATGATAAAGTCGATTTGTTGTCGCTTGCTCGACCAAAAAGGGAAATCGAAGTGCCATCGCTTTTTGAAGCTACTTCGAGCGTTTCGCCTTGGATTGCAGAAGCCAAACCCAGCAAAATACGGGTGTTGGCGGTATCAATTTTGAAACCATTTGTGCCGATTGAAGTGTCGCCCGTGACCGTTAATGCGCCCGCGAACGTAGCCGCCAGCGTGCTGCTGGTAAGCGTCAGAGCCGTGCCGCCCGTGCCTAGGCCGAGCGTCAGGTTGGTCGCGGCGGGGGAGGTGAGGGTTGCGGAGATCGGCGTGGTGAGCGTCGGGCTCGTCCCGAACACAAGCGCGCCCGTGCCCGTTTCGTTCGTCACGGCGGCGAGAAGATTCGCGGAGGTAGGCGTCGCGAGGAACGTCGCCACGCCGGTGCCGAGACCGCTGACGCCGGTGGAGATCGGGAGGCCGGTGAGGTTTGTCGCGGTCCCGCTCGCTGGCGTTCCAAGAACCGGCGCGGTCATCGTCGGACTCGTCAGCGTCTTGTTCGTCAGCGTGTCCGTGGTCGCGCGACCCACGAGCGTATCCGTCGCATCTGGCAGCGTGATGACGCGCCCCGCAGTCGAGACGGCATCGAGCAAAGTCACCGCACTGGCGGCGCTCGACGAGGACCGGAACCGGATACCCTTGTTGAAATCCGTGCCGTCCGAGATCGTGAGAAGCCCGCTGCCTTTGGGCTGCAAGTGCATCCCGATGTTCGCGCTCGCACCCTCGGCCAGAACGTGCAGCGGGCTGCCGACGCCGACGCCGTTTTTGATTTGGACGTAGTCCGTCGCGCTCGCGATGTCGGTCAGCCGCAGGATGTCGTGACCGCCGCCGACGATGCCGACCGTGTCCGCCGCTGGCCGGTAGAGTCCGGTATTGGGGTCGTCGGTAAAGTTGAGCGAGGGTGCCGCCGCCGTGCCGTCGTCGAGCGTGATGTTGCCATCGGTCGCGCTGATCGTGATCGAGCCCGCGCCGTTGGAGATTGCGATGCCGGTGCCAGCGGTAAGCGTCGAGTTCACGAACGCCGAGCCGTTGCCGATTAGGAGCTGTCCGTTGCTCGGCACCGCAACGAGGTCAGTCAATGTCGTTGCGCCCCCGCCTCCGCCCCCGTTGCCGCGCGCTGCGCTCAGAGTCCAGTCGCCAGCCGTGCGGCTCGGGCGCTCGCGGTTGCCGTCGATGTTGCTCACGAAGCTGTCGCCGTTGATCGTGACGAGATCCAGCCGCTGATAGGTTTCATCGGGCAACCACCGGCCACGAGGATTCAGCCCGCGAGGCTCGGCAAACTCCTTGCGAAGCTGGTCGATTTCGCCCGCGCGCGGGAAGCGCGAGAGTTCGTCCGTGACGATTTCCTTCACGGCGTGCGACAGCATTGAAGCCGCGTCCTCGATGCGCGCCTCGGCCTTTGCGAGCAGGTTCACGTTCTCCGCGCGCTCGGCCATGAGCACAGAGTATTTCGCGGCGGTCGTGATTTCCAGAGCCTTCGCGAGTTCGTCAATCTTCGCGGTCAGCGCCACGCTGATCTTCGCGTGTTCGTCGGTCGCGCGGGCGATGACTAGCTGCTCAAGCTCGGAGCGAATCGCGGGCTCGGCCTCTTCAAGGTTGCGTTCGATTTCCTCCGACAAGTGGTCGCGAAGTTGCGGCATCGAATCGACGAGCTGCTTGAGCTCGGCGCGCTGTAAGACTGCCAACTCGATGAGGTGGTCGATTTGAAATTGCGTGTCGTTCATGTGATTATTTCCCAGCCTTCGGATGCTTGCTCGGCAAGAGGTCGTTGTCGGTCACGTATTTTGGATTCTCGGGGCGTCCGTTTTTCAGCAGGTAGAGGTAGGCGTTCACGCGTGCAAACGCCCATTGTTTAGCCGAGGAAACGGTCGGCGAATGGGAGCCGGTAAACGCTCCCAGCCCACGCTGATAAACGGTCTTGAGTTGTCCGATGGTGACGCCGTATCCGAGCTTCGCTTTGTGCTTCTCGTTGAACTCGTCGGCCTTGGTTTGCAGCGTCTCCTCGACATCCTTCGCGACTACTGCGCCGCGAGTGTTAGACGCATCGCCCTTCGCGGTTCCTTCGCCTTGCGGGTCCTTGTTCGGCGTGTCCGACTTCGGCGCTTTGTCCGACGCGACGATTGCGCCGCGCTCGCCGACCTTCGCGAAATGCCCCTCGTGCTGTTTCATGCACACCGCGTTGCGCTGCTCCGCATCGGGAAATTCAGCGGTTGAGACTGGGTCCGCCATGCACCGCGTCATGAAGTCCCCGTGATCTTCATCCGCGTTCGGCGTCGGCAGTTCGTATTTCTTCGTCGCAAGCTCGATGATGCTGCGCCCACCGAGCACGCTTTGCTTCGTCTGCTCGATAACGCCGAGTTGCTTCGCGCGGTATTTCTGCACGGCGTCGAGCCAGTCCGCAGAACCGAGCGGCGTCTTGAGAGCGAAGTGATGCTGAACGTGCTCCGATGCCACTGCCGCGAGAGACTTGTTGTCCTCTTGCTTGTTCAGCCGCTCGACGATCGCCGTGGCCCACGAATAACCCTCATCACCGCCCCAGCCGTTCCACGCCTGCCAGCCCTTGCCCTGCTGGTCCCACGTCTCGCCTTGCTTGTCGGCCTCGTGCCGGTCGAAAAAGGCTTTCATGCGGCGCACGGTGTCTTCCGACATCGGGCGCTTGTTCATGATGTCGCGAGCCCGCGCGATGCCGACGCTGGTCATGCCGCGCTGTGACATCGGCTTCTTTTCGCGGATAGCGAGCGCACGGCGCGCGTTGTCGGCCATTGCGTTCGTCGGAATGTAAGAGCCATCGGCGAAGTTGATCGTGACGAGGTTCGCGCTGTTCTCAACTTGCTCAACGGGCTCAGCCGGTGCGGGCTCAGCCGGTGCCGGTGCAACGCTCGCCGCTTGCGCCTCTGCCGCGCTAACGCCCACCGCGTCGCCTGCTGCGGCTGCGGCTGCTGGCGTGCTCGGGAGTGAGTTCGTCGTGAGCCGAATCGCCGTCTCAGGCACGCCGTATTTCTCGGCGAGCTGCTTAACGTAAGCGGCCTCAATCGCGATCTGCTCAAGTCGCGTGAACGCGTCCGTGCCTTCCTCGGCTGCGATTTCCTGCAAGGACTTCGCGCCTTGCCGGTTCTCGTTCATGTTCGCGGCGCTCTCGCGGCCCACGTCGATCGAGAGCTTGGCGGGAAAACGCCACTCGCCCGAGGTCGCGCGACGCAACGCGTGAACCATCGTCTCGCCCGCGAGGAGCGGAGGCGGCGGGATTTCACCGCGCGCGATGGCGTCGAGAATCACGGCGTCCTTGATCGGGTCCAAAACCTTGTCAGTTAGCACGCCCTGCTGGCGGGTAAACACGCGGTCGGCTGCGGCGAATTCGGCCCGAACGCTTGGGCCCTTGTAGTCTTGCGTGGTGAAAAGAACTGCCTCGGGGACCCCGACTCCTATGGCAATCTCCTTCATTAAATGTTGGACGAAACCGGTAAACGCCTGCGACGGACGCGACGGCATCACCTCGACGCGGTCGCTGTTTTGGAAGTAGCGAATCATCCCGACCTCGGTCAGCTCGTTCTTCTGCTGCTGTCCGCTCGGGAGCGAGAGCGCGGGATTTGGCTGGAACAAATTGCGCGGATTCGCGATGCCTCGGTCGTTGAAAATCAGCGCGGCCTGTTGCGACGAGAAACGCACGCCCGCCTTCTCGGCTTGCAGGATGTCGTGGAGCATCCGCGCGGTCTGAATCGCGGCGTGGAAATCTGTGATGCCTCGATACTGGTCCACCCGAAAGGGGTCCATGTAGTGACAAAACTGATTCGCAGGAATGTCTTCCGCGCCGAAATAAACGCCGTCGCGACTCACGCGATAAATCCGATACGCAACCGGCTGGCCGAAGTCGTTCGTGATGATTCCTTGAAAGTAGTTGTTCGACGCGACCGCCGTGTCGTTCGGATTTCCGATGCGCGTCGCGGGCACGAGTTGGAGCTTGAGCCCTTCGCCGCTGCGACGGATGACGAAGCCGCAGTCACCATCGACCGGCCTTTCCTCGGCGGCGAGCTGCACGAGCTTCTTGAAGCTGTGCCGGTTCGTCACGTCGCACGTCTTGCACCATGCGTGGAAATACTCGCTGATTGTCTGGTTGTAATCTCGATCGCCGGTCGTCGGCGAATACTCGTTGGGCGTCAGATACGTCCCGAACTTGCGCGAAATTTCGCGAGCCTCTGGGAAGTTCTGCACCAAGTCCTGCGCCTCATACATCATCACCACGCGATCGCGCTGGTTCTGCGATGACTCCGCTGGCTGCGCGTATTGCTTCGGAGCATACAAGCGATTCGTCCGCGCCGCGTTATACTCGAAAAGTGACTTTGCGACGCGAGCCTCTAGCCGTTTCAGCGCCCACGTCGGTGCGATGTTTTCGAGCGCGCGGTCGAGCCACGGTTTCTGAGCGATCAATTTTGACGCGTCGAAAATGTCGTTGTCCATGTTGTTCAGTTGCCGGTGAAGCTGACGAAGGTCGTATCGGTGGACGTGCCAGCCGCGTCCGTCAATGCGTCTTGCAGATTGCCGAGCATATTGTTCAGCGCGTTGAGGTCCGCGCGGCTCACGCTTTTGCCGTTCAACGAATAGCTCTGGTTGAGCAACACCGCTTGGATAGCGTCAATCGTCTTGGTCTTGAGCGCCGTGAGGGTCGCGCTGTCCAGTCCGAGAAATGGGTTGTCGAGCATACTTGTGCCCGAAACGTCAAACTAGGCTCAGTCTTTCACCGGCGTGTAGCGCACGACGTTGGCAATCGTCGCCATGCACAGCATCATCGCCGAGGTGTCCAAGCCGTGATTCGGCGCGTTGCTTTTGACCTCGCGCCACTCCCAGACGCCGGTGCGGATTTCCACCTTCGACTCGCCCCGCAGGTGTTCCAGATAGAGCGGATTGACGTCGGCTGGCAGTAGCCATTTGAGATCGCCCTTGGCTTCGAGCGCGTTCGCCAAAAGGTCTTTGAAGTAATCCCCGCTCCAGTCGTAGTAATAGACGTCCCCGCCTCGGTAGTCGCTCACGCGCGGCTCCGAGAAAGGGAAGTTGACGAGCTTGTCGCTGGCGTCGTCCCGCATCGTCCATGTTTTGCGCGCGTGCCCGCGCATCCCCCTCCAGCCGAAGTCCGCGCAGTCGCGGTCCACGTCAGCCGGTCGGTAACCGCGATCTTGAGCGACGCACGCGTCCTGCACCTTGTAACGGTATTGCATCTGGCGAAGCTGGTCCCGCGTCTCGATGCGCCCGAAATAAAGTTGCTTGTAGGTCGGCCCCGTCGCCGAGGAGAACGCGCCGATTTCGACCCACCAGTGGTCTTGCTGACGGTCGATCGACATGAACCGGATGACCTCGCCGTCGATGCCTTCGCCGTTGCTGAACTGCGCGACGGTGTAGTCCGACTTTGTCACGAAGAGGTTCACGACCTTCTTCTCGACAATCCACGGGCGGGCTTCGCGCTTCGTGCGAAACTCGATCTTCATTTTGTCATCGCCTTGACGGACGTGGTGATTGTCGGCCTCGCAGAATTCTTCGACGAGCAGCCGCATCGGGCGGCTGACAACGGCTTCGACTCGGAAGCTCTGAATCTCCGACGGCGCGGTCGGGTTCATCGGCACGAAGCGACCGGCACGCTTCCATCCGTTGCGCGTCGTGTCGGTGTCGGGCGATTCGTGGCCGCAATGCGGGCAGCGGAACCGGCACGAGGCGACCGCCCGCGGCACGTCCCACGTCTCGTCATCACGCTTCGCCGCTGCATCCCAGACCACTCCGCCCCGCAAGCCGGTGTCCTCGTTTTTGTCGAGCGCGAAGGCGAGCGGGTGAACCTTGCGGCACGACGGGCACTCGGTGCTCCACTCCTGCTGGTTTCCTTGGCGAAACGAGGTGTCCTCGACGTTGCCGGTTTCGAGGTCCATGATCGGCGCTTGGCTCGTGTTGTAAATCTTCGAGCGCCCGACCTCCTCGAAACGCGAGACGCGGGCGACGGCATGGCCATACACCTCCTGCCATTTCGGGAGCCAGATTTCGTCATTGATTTTGTAGCGGATAGACTGCGATTGCTGGCTGGAAATGTTCGCAGGATTGAGCAGGAAAAAGAAGCCGCCGAAATAAATCTCGGTCGTCGTCCGGTTCGGCCCGACGCGCGGCAGCATCGCCGCGACCGGCTTGCAGCCCTCGAAGATCGGGTTCAGCCGCGACTTGGCGTGCCGGTCGATCATCTCGTCAGTCTGCATCGTCCATGAGATGGGTCCGGCGTCGTTGCAGATGAGCCACGGAACCCAGATGTCAGCGACGAGCGTGCCGCCGATTTGCACGGCCTTGCGGAAGTGAACGCGGCGCACGAGCGGATTTTGCAGCGCGTCGAAGATCGGAATCAGCCACGGCGAAATCTTCACGTTGAACGGTCCGGGCGTGGCGTAGCTCTCGGGAAGGATGATGTGCTTGCGCGCCCACTCGTAGATCGGCGAGCGGTCGGGCTGCGGGAGACGCAGGGTGGCGAGGAGGAGGTCGGAGGCGGTCATATCCTGATAATCTTCGGACAGTTTTTGCGAGCGTCGCAAAGCCGCTGGATGTCGTCCTCGGTGATTCTGTGATTCTGCACGCCCAAGCCTCCGCTTAAATTGCTCACGCTTTGCCGGTCGCGCCGGTCGCGCGTGCGTCTTGTAATCGCGAATGACGGGTCAGCGTTCTGCCAATGGGCTCCAGCGAACCAAAACGAATGATCAAACGTCCCGCCATTCTGAGTGTGATTTCCGAGCCCGAGCTTGATCTTGCGATTCGCTCGAATGACGACCGGCTTCTGGTAAGGTCGATTCCCCTCTGATCGGTTGTCGGCATCTCCGTGCGTGCGCTGCGGCACCGGCGGTCGGTCGAGATCAAGGTCGGACTCGGAGTGATGGCGAAAGACGTTTCTCATCCGCGCTTCGACGACGGTGACGTGGCTCGGAACGCTCGCGAGGTAATCATGCGGCGGAACGCAATTCCACGCCCAGATGAACTCGTCAGCGTCCACGACGATCTTCCAGTCGAACGACGACGGCTCGGCGAGAAGTGCGTTGACCGTGTCGGTTTTGATTCGGTCATCCATCCCCGCAGGAAACTCAAAGTCGAGCACGCGGACGTTGCGCGCGGCTTCGAGAAACTCGCGCGTCCGGTCCGACGACTTCGACACGACGGCGAGAATCTCGTCCGCCCACGCGTAATGCTGGAGGAACAAGCGCGCGAGCGTTTCCTCGTTGTAGAAAAAGCAGATGACTTGAACGCGCAGCATGGCTCACAGTCCTCGCGGCGATTCCCGCGCCGAGCGTTTCACCCACGCCGAGAACGCCCGCGACTGGCTCACGCCGCGCAGCGTGCACCACGCGGCGAAGCGTGCGGCGATGTCGGGGCGGACGCGCATCGTCACGCCCACGGCGCGCTGGTTGGGCGGCAGCGGCTTGCGGCCTGCGCCTTGGCGCTTTCCGCCCTTAGTTGGTTTCGTGTTTTGCAAGGTCATTGAAG